TCTTACCCTTTAATATTATAGGAACTATACTACCTAGTCAACAGTTTTTTCTTCTCTTGGTAAATAAACTTCTACAAAGCTATTACATTGAGGGCATGACAAGTTAGTAACTATTTGATATTCTTCACTATCTTCTTCTTCTATGTCGTGGTCGCCACCCCAAATTAATTCTTTATTACAATGCCAGCAATTCATTATTTTACTCCAATCATATTAGTAAACAAAGGTGCATCACCTAAAATTCTTTTCGTACCGATTTCAAGATAATCTTCATTTAATTCAATTAATGTTGCATTACGACCTAGCCTGTCTGCAACTAACCCTGTCGTACCCGAACCACCGAATGGATCAAGAACATGACCATCTTCTGGACAGCCTGCCAAAATGCAGGGTTCTATTAACTCAGTAGGATAAACAGCAAAATGTGCTTCTTTAAATGGTTTTGGAGATATAGTCCAAACCGATCTTTTGTTCTTAGTTTCGTAAGAGCTTTCTAATCCACTATGGGGAACTAACCCCGTACCCTCATTGTGATATTTGCCATTTGTCCTGTCTCTTGTACCCCAATCTTGTTTAACTTCTTCTTTAATTGCTTCATTATCGTAGTAATAACTTTTCTTTTTACTTAACAAAAAGATATATTCATGTGCTTTTGTGCATCTATCCTGAACGCTTTCAGGCATAGGGTTTGGTTTATGCCATATAATATCTTGACGAAGATACCAACCATCTTCCTGAAGTCCAAACGCTACACGCCAAGGAATACCAACTAAATCCTTTTGCTTTAATCCTTTGACAACTGGTGGTCTTGTAACACCATACTCTGTGTCACCTCTTACAGTCTGGTTTGTTGTTGAAGTACGTCCACCACTTGAATAGCTATCACCCAGATTCAACCAGACTGTACCATCATCTCGAAGAACCCTGCGAATCTCCCTAAATATCCGAACAAGAGTTCGGACATACTCTGCTGGAGAATCCTCCAAACCAACTTGTAAATCTTTTCTTACTGCACCACATTTAGGACATTCGCTCTTGTATATAGCATCACCGACAACATTGCCTTGGTCATGCATAGCTTGGTGTCCTGTCGTTGTTTTAACAGTCTTACCAATTTTTGTAGTCCTCATGTGAGGACAATTTGGATCTCCACCAACCCATGTGCCAGTTTGATAATCTCTTAATCCCCAGTATGGTGGTGAAGTAACCACAGTATTAAAATGTTTTTCAGGTAAAGTTTTTAAAACTTCCCTGCAATCTCCTGTTAAATATTCTACTGTCACGAGTGTAACCTTCCTCTTTCTCTTAATCTTTTTTTTATTGTAATTTCTTTTCTATCCAGTTCTTTTAATTGCCTATCGCATGAACCACAGCTAACATCTGTTCGGTCTTTGTAAACTCGACCTCTGGTTTGTTTACCACACCAATCGCAATCTATGTGCTTTTCGTAGTACCTCCAGTAAGCATCTGTCATACATTATCTCTCGCTGTTGTTGCTTCATACTCACCTCTACTCATTACACCTGACATAGTTCCAAGCCATTTGCGACCACCAGATGTGGTAAAACTGTACTTGTTAATCCTGCCATCAATAATTAATTCTCGAACAATTCCATCAACTACACGCTGAGATAGATTATGTAACGCTTGAGGAGAGTCGGCATCAGTCATTCTATTTAAAATGCTGTCTGCACTACCCTGTTGACACAAGGCACGACCTTCTCTTTCACAACGAGCTACCCATTCATACAACGAAGTCTTCCTAGTATCTCTATTGGTTCCGATATCCAACTGCTCTATCTCATCAGTTCTATCTACCAGCAGTCCAGTGTACATATCCCGAACAAATCTTCGGATTGTACGATTTGCAGGACCATTTGACTTAACAACTGCACCATCAAAACATCTGTTTCTCTGGTACTCTATGTTCAACTCTTTACACTGACGTTTCGCTGTTTTCTCGTCCAACTGCCACAAGGCAAAGGCACACCGAACCCCGTCAACTAAAGCTGACGTACCACGAATAAGGTTACGAGCTTGTTCTGGTGTAGATATGACAGCATCATCTTTAACCTTTGTCATGTGGTGACACATCATCACTGACGCACCAGTTTCTGACCCAATTTGTGATAATAATCCAGTAAGTGCTGCTCCTGCAGCAGGATCTGAATTCACATCTGCGTGAACAAAAGAAGCCAATGGATCAAATATGATTAGCTTCAGGTTATTAATCTGTAAGATTTGTTCGTATATACGCTCAAACTCTTCTGACGTAGTGTATTCACCATGTATGTTCTGCATGATTGGAAACACACCACCAAGGTTTGGTAACGATACAACTCTCAACTCATGTTCGTAGTAAAATCTTTTACCATCAGGATCAAGACGTTCAATACGTCTATGCATCTCACCCTCATCATCTTCTGCTGTGAAGATAACCACATTACCAAACTCTTGTACCTTACCTCCAAAAGCATTTTCTCCTTCTAAACCAGAGGCTACTTTCATACCTAAGTCTAATGTAAGCATACCTTTTCCTGCATCTCCAGAAGCACTTAATATAATTGGCACATTCAGTGGGAACGTAGCATCAACAAGGAACTTCTGTTCAGGTGCTGTGCCTGTAAACCTTGATATAAGTAGACTTTCGTCCAGTAGATTTATGTTTTGTTTGGTATTTTTACTGGTTGTATTAAGAAAAGTATTAATATCAAAGTTCTCAGATATAGCATCTGCTGCATCCCAACCCTCTGGTTTACCTCTGGGTGGTGTCAACATGGTTACTGACCTTGCACCAGCATTAAGAGATAATTCTTGTACCAGTTCTGCAACTCTTCTACCAGCCGTGTCATTATCCTGCCATAGTATAATTTCTTTACCTTGCAGGGGAGAGAAGTCATACTGTGAGGCTGACTTCTTTGTAAGCATACCAGCTCCACCCATTGTACATGTTGCTGTATGTCCTATGTTATTGAGTGCATCAGCACATTTCTCACCTTCTACCCATATAACTTTATCAGAGGCAGAAATGTTCGGGATATTATACAAGGGTCTGACATCTGGCATACGAGGATATGGGTGGTCGCCAGTAAACTGCCTGAACTCTTTCTTTGCTTTACCATGAGAGTCTAGTACAGGATTGCCAGCACCATCACGAACTAGGTACTTTCTTACCAAACAGATCGTGTTACCATCTGAATTTAAGTATTTATACTCAGCATCATAAGGTGTCTGGTGATTTATTTGTGGTTTAACTGGGTTTGCTGGCACATCTTCCCGAACAAAACTTCGGGGTTCATCTATGTATTCTGCAAACATCTCTTTGATTTCAGGTAGTCTTAACCCTTGACCCTCCATCAATATCTTAACGATACCTCCGACACCGACACCACCATTAAAATCCTGACCCTTCATAAAGTATGGACTACGTGGATTGATATCTATCTTCAGGGATTTACCTGATTCGCCATACAATGAACCGATAGAGAACTCATCACCACGGGTTGTACCATGTGGAAACGTCCTCTTCAAAACATCTATTTGCACTTGTCTTGGAACTTTTTCGCTAATTAATTCAACAAGTTCGTTGCCTGACATATTCTTTTTGTTACTATCGAATGGTAGTACTCTCATTTCCTAACTCCCAACATTTCTTTCTAAACTCGCACATTTTACACGCAAAATAGTCTGAATTAACAGCTATGCGTGGTAGTATTTCATTATGTTCTACAGCTTTTAAAATGTCTACAGCCTTGTCGCTAACTTGCTGTGCCAACATTTTATTGAACGGAACCAACTCAAAATATATTTGACATGTATTTTTATTGACCACTGTAAACAAAGCAGGATTACTTAAATCCATGTATGCTTGGTACAGAGCTATTTGAGCTGCATAAACAGGGTTGACCTCGCTGACCCCTTTCCGAACAAATTCATTAAAACTCTTTTCATTCGCTGATTTACATTCCCATAATGCAGGATATGCCATATCAACAGACCCATTACAGATAACACCATCTATGTGACCTTTGATCTTATCATCAGCTATAGAGAAACCATATTGCTTTCCATTTTTATCAGAACTCTTTAAATCAAAGCCAGCATTATATAACCAACCATGAGCCATGTCCTCAATCACATGACCAAATTCAAAGATACGCAATACTTTTGAACTAAAGTTCTTTTCAGTATCAGATTCAACACCCATATAACGATACTGTATCTTTCTTGAACAGGGATCGCCTAAAGATGAAGCACCTAAATAGCTTCTCTTTTCTCTTTTTTTATTTTGTTCTTGAATACTATTGTCAATAACTTCTAGTATTTTGCTACAAACATCATTACTTTTTGTATTTGAGCCAGATGTCTGCCAAATAAGTTTCGTTAAACTCATGTTCTAAATCCCCTATCTCTTCTTTACAAAGCATAATTAAAACTAAAATCTTTTCTTCGTCTAATTCTGATAATCTTGTATTCCAACCAAATTTTCCAAACAACCACCCTATAGACTTTAATGAATTGTCGGATCGTTTTGATTGAACATTGTTTGATACTTCCACCGATCTTCCTCCTTTGCCTTAAAAAATGAAAATGTAAATAATTCATCTCCTCTATAAATCGCTACAGCTAAGCCAGAATTAATTGTCTCTTTCATTCTATATAATATTTCATCAACAGAATCAGATACACTCGAACAAAAATATTCATCAAAATCATCTGGGTCTAAATTGCTAGGCAATTTAACGACAGTATAAAAATTAACATTTTTATCTCCCTCTTGTGTTTTCACTAACATTCTCACTTCAATTGAAGGTGTCATATCTGTCCATACTCTTCTATTAATCTCTTTAGGTACCATTTTGCTTTATTTAAATCCTCTACTTCGTTTTTATCTCTATATCTCCAAATGTATTTAATAATATTACCTTGAAGATAATATTGATACCCTTCACCCGTTGCTGACCTTATGGCATCAATACATTCAATTTCACTTTTAGTATAATGTGATGGGTTATTTACATTATCTTTCTTCATGTTTACCTCTCACATCATTCACCATGTCATCTACTCTACCCTTATTCCACAAATAATTCAAATAACATGCTGCTTTATACTTCGTCCAAGAAAAATCAAACCCTGAAACTATGACACCATTACGACCTAACATCTCTCTTTGCTTGTCACTCATTCTTTCATTGAGCCATCTTCTGCCCTTCTTAGCACTATTGCTATCTTCTATCTCTCTAAGGAAGTCATCAGCAGAAGCAATTGCTTGTTTTCGTGTTCCAATACTTATCATTCTTATATGACCACCAGATTTCTTAACAAGACCACATGATAATTCACCAACATCAATGACCATAGAAAAGCCATTGAACCCTGTAGCTGTTACACATTTTCCTGTGCCAAATATATCCACCCATCTAAAAGGTGATCTATCCAGAAGATCAACTTCTGTCATAGAGAACTCTTCCAACTGTGAGTTATCATTACTACCAAACTCAAAACCACACATAGGACATTCTCTGACACCCAAAGGCACTACTGAATTACACTCTGGACAAACCTTCTCAGGTGCATCACCCTGTAACTCTGACTGTGAACCCTCTAAGTTTACCTCTTCTTCGAGTGAGCCATGTGTCAAAACAGATGTACCAAAGTCAAGAACAACACAATCTGTCTTGACAATATCTGGATGTTCATTCTGGTCTATAGTTCGCAAACCACGACCTATCATCTGAACCATTGTTGATTTATACGAACAAGGACGGGTTAGAACAATACAGGATACAGGAGGTGAGTCAAACCCCTCTGTTAGTACAGATACGTTGACTACGACCTGTGTATCCCCACTTGACAAATCCTCCAAAATCTCCCGTCTTTCAGTTTTGTCTGTGTTCCCTGTAACTATCTTTGCATTGACACCTTCTTCTACAAATTCCTGACATAAATCTTCTGCATGTGCAATTGTCGAACAAAACACCACAGTCTTTCTGCCGTTTGCTTTATCTACCCATTCGCTTACAACCCTTTGATTGATTGCTCGTTTATTCATAATACGAGCTACTTGATCCATATCAAAATCAACCACTGTCTTCCGAACATTTTCAAGTTCAGAACGTACGCCCACGTCAATGACGTAGGTTTTTGGGGTGACAAGAAAACCCTCACGAATAAGGGTTGATATTTCGATCTGGTGGGAACAATTGGTGAAGACTTCACGTAAACCTTTCTTATCCCCACGATTAGGCGTAGCAGTGAACCCAACGATCTCAACCTTATCATTAATTTCTTTAGCATAATTTATAATCCGAGTGTAAGTATCGGCTACGACATGATGGCTTTCGTCAACAACAATCATATCCATAACCTTCATGTTATCTAAATTGTTTGGTCTGGATAATGTCTGCACCATAGAAAATACAGCATCTCCATTCCAATCTTTCTCTTCAGCATTGACAATGCTGGTTAATATATTAGGATTTATGCGTTTAAATTTATCCATATTCTGATTGACCAGCTCATCTCTGTGCTGCAGAACCAGAACATTTCTTCGGGTTTGACAGCGTTGACCGATCAAAGCAGAAAGCATTATTGTTTTGCCTGCACCCGTTGGTGCAACAACAACAGTGTTGCCGTGCTTATCCAAAGCATCTATAGCTGAATTAACAGCAATCTCTTGATATGGTCTTAAAAGCATAAAACTCCTTTCTCTTAATTAAATTACTCAACTGCCTTAACTCACCCCGTCTGATCCTATCTCAGCCAACCTCAACATATCGCACCCCAACAGCCAGAACGCAACATAACACACCTCGCATGAAAGCAACCAACCTAAACTGCCTGAACAAACCCCAACTTAAAGTACCTCTCCATGACTCAAATAAAAGCACCAGACCCTAACATAACTGCCTGAACTTATCGCACCCCTACATAGAATATCGCACCTCACCCCAACTGCCTTAACGCAACCAACTCGAACTAACAAGACCACAACTGCCATACCGAAACGCAACTGAACTCAACGCAACTCTCCTCACCTCAACCATAACTGCCTAAACGTAATGAAACGCAACGCAACGCAACTGCCCTGAACGCACCTCGACTGCCATACCGAAACATAATAGAACTTAACCAACCGAACCCTAGCCGACCCAAACGAACTGCAACATAACTGTCTTAACTGATCCGAACTGATCCAAGCAAACCCAACCCCTACTGAACTGCCGTAACCTAACATATCCCATCGCAACATATCCTAACTGATCTGACCCCTCCTCAACACGACACAACAGCCTTAACAGAACATACCCCACAGCAACAAAACATACCTCACCCCTACTTTCCGTTTGTTAACTGCCTTAAAAAAAGTGAGGCTATACAGCCTCACTCTCCACACTATGTTCTTCTAAAGAATCTGCCACTTCTCTAAGATTATCTATCTCAACATTTTTTATGACACAGATACCCTCATGTCTATTGACCCAAGCCCTTAGTTCTCTACAGGCTTGACGACATAATTCAGCAACAATTTCAGGATCTTCCAAATCAAACTTTTGATAACCACCACCTTGTGCTCTACCATCTATGGGCGATATATAACTAGGAAACCTCAATATCTTTGGTTCGCTAATACCAATACTATTAGTAGCATCAATAGATTGAGAAGGAACATCTTTATATTGAATAGTTATCCTACAACCTGAAAAAAACTGACGAATTTGTTGTATTCTATATTTAATCGCAGCTTTTTCATCATCCCATTCCAATACTTTATACATTGGGTGATTAGGTTGTGTAGACAACCATTCGTGAAACTCGGCAGGAACAATAGTGTTCCTGCCTGTTTGATTTAGATAATCATCAACAATTTCTTGACGATCTTTTTTGCCAAATCTTTTAGGTTTAGCCATTAAGCAACTTCCTTAATGACAGCCGCTCTTTTGAGCCTTTCTTGTGTGATTGCCTCGTAAAGATCGTGACTCATGTTATCGTGTGACTCCATTTCTGGATTATTGACAGCAAGTTTTTGGCAAGTAGCACCTTCTTCCTTAACAATTTTATCCCACAATTTAAGGTCTTCTTTTGTTTGGACAATTTTATATCCACCCATAGGACCACCTTTTTCAATTCGCCAATCACCCAAGCCACATAACGTGCCTGCATTAACAAGCAATGCCGTAATGTCATGCTGACTAAATGTAGGATTGATATAACGAACTGTAACTTGAGTGCACCAATTAGGCAATTTACCACGAGTACGAATATCAGGTGTTCTATTTATATCAGAAGAACGAACAACCGACATATTCATATAAGGTTTACCCCATATATTAATGTGTTCACCTACAACGTAGATACCACGATTGATACTAGCTTTAGTTACACCAGCAGTTTCAAGAGCCGCAGTTGCCATACCTCTCTTAATCCCCGTAGATGGGAAACTAAGATAAGCATTATCACTGCCGTTGATATATAAACTATCTACAAACTCCTCTTCAGGATTATGTTTAATCTCCTTTTTTTGAGCGGCAGTTTTCTTAGCTGCTCCCATCAGCAAAGTTTTTTGTGCCTTTAAAGACATTGAATTATAAATTAAAGGTGCAGTGCCTATAATCTTAAAATAAGCCTCTGTCTGTTGTAATGGTTCAATATTTAAACCCATTTCATTTACTGTAGTTTTTTTAGCAACCATGATTGCCTCCTTTCGTTAAATTAAAATTAAAACTGAGGGGTATAACCATACACAAGCATGTCTTTCCACCCCTCTGGTGGTCTTTGAAACGATCAGTTTTCCTCAAAACTTTACGTTTCTCACCAAAGACTTTAAAAACTGCACTTTTGATACAGAAAATCCTACACTATTCTCAAACGCAGTTTTCTTAGTTAAGAACTCCTCATTCTCTTCATCACTAAAAGTAATGTTAACAGAATAAGGTGTTCTCTGTTTCTTCCTCAACGATTGTCTCCTTGCATATTCTTTTGCAGACAAATCAGGACTAAGCTCAGTATCTTTGTCTTCCATTACTTCGCCCAATCTGGCACATTGCCACTCTGACTTTGTTGAGGTTGTGCTTGTGGAGCAACAGGTGGTGTAGGATTAGATCCACCAATGTAACCTGTTTGATTAGGAGTCAAAGGAATAATCAATCTGTTACGATCTGCATATCCATTTGTTCCCTTTTCAATACCAATCTTTATACACAATTCCATAGCATTTAAATCTTCAATACTATTAAGCTGTCTAGCTTGTTGTGCGTTTGGTGTTGTATCATCAGGATTAATGTTACGAGCACTTTCTATAATAGATCGCATAGTTCTTAAACCAATTTCTTTTGCAACAGGAACATTACGATCACTCATCTTGTCACCATCAACAAAAATTCTATGCCAAACTTTACGTCCATTATAGTCACCACCTGTGATAGTAAATACGACAGGCATCCACTTTGCCCTGCCACCACCTTGTGATGATTTGAAAAAGTTACCTCTACCGAACTCAGGAACTTCTACATCCCCACCTTCAAGTTGCAAAGTAACTCTTGCAATAGTGTTTTCTGGAATAAGTTCAAACTCTCCAGATGAACCAGAACTAGGTTCTATGTTATTAAAATTTATAGACATTATTTACCTCCTTCTTCTTTTATACTAAAATCTAATTTTCTTTCTTGGATTGGTTGGTTGCCTGACATTTTGTTAAGCAACTTACCTAGATGAGGCTCTTCAATTAATTCGAGTTTGCCTGATCTATCTTTTGCAGGATACCCCCACTCATTAAGAGTGTGACAAATAAATGCACGATAAGCTCCTGTGTCTTCTGTAGCTGGCATAATAGCCATAGTAATAACTTCGTCTACAATGCCTGGTAATTCTCGTCCTGTCTTAGAACCTTCTATTTGAAGATCATAAGTAGAGCGACCATAATCATCTACCTTGCTATCTAAAATACCTACGAATATAACATTCTTATCTAAGATATGTTGTAGGTGAGTTAGCCAAGACATCATTTCTCTACCCTGCATGCCATAGACAGCACGAGTATCTAAACGACCACTTGAAGTTTTACAATCTGGTTGACCTTGACACCATTGGAAACAAAGACGACCAGCAACAGTAATACTGTCCACAAATATTGTATCAAACTTATCTAACATTTCTGTGGGATTACCATACTCCTGACAAACTCTTTCGTAGTGACTAGCAGAGTATATTTGATCTTCGTTGAGTGCAGGATTTGCACCACCAAGATAACATGCAAAGTCACGACATTCTTCCCAAGTTCTAGGACGGATAACGTCTACGGGCCATCCTTGAATAGCGGCATCTCCTGCCTCTAAATCCATGAACAAAGTTTTATCAGAGTCAAGTGTTTTAACAAGGGTGGTTTTACCCACACCACTTACACCACCAATAACTATTTTGTGTCCTCGTTTTTCTTTGAGTCGATCTTCTGCTGAAACAATTTTAAATGCCATTATTCAATCTCCTCAAAAGTTACTTTGATACCTTGAAGGCTAACTGTTCTAAATTCTTTTAGCTTTTCCTGCACCTCTGGTACAGCATTAGCAAATTTAGCCTCTGGAACTGTTATGCTAACTTTAGCATAGTGAGCCGCGTCTTGTGGTGGCAAAGTTTCTAAGAAGTCTCTTAAACCATCTTTTTCCCAATCCACCTTCTTACGCATCTCAATTTTTATTTTATAATTATTTTCGATTAGAGTTGCAGTACCAAAATCTTTACCTTCTTGCTTTAACATCTCTTTAGCAGTATCAGAATATCTGCTCTCAAGTGATTTGTTAAAATCTTCCAACTCTTTCTTAGCTTGCTCGTAATTAAGAACTAAAGTTTCTTTATGCGTTGCTAAGCTCTCTGCGATAGTAGCTATTGCTGTCATAAATCCTCCTTCCTGTTTAATGATTAAAAAACCTTACCCATTAAATGTATGGGATTTATACGGAAATAGCAAGTACTTATTTTATTTTTTTTTAGAAATCTTTATATTTATATTGTATATTGCTTTCATCAGCTTTTTTTTAATAATGAAATCAGTGGTTTGTACACCCTTGGCATCTTCAACAATTTCTTCTTCTGAGCCATCTTCATTGACTAATATGTAAACAAAGTCTGCAATATAACGACAAATTTTTTGATCGTTAATTACAATATCATATTTAATTTGACGTTGTAAATCTTTCACTACTCCTGCTAATGACATAGATGAAAGTTGTCCATAACGCTCTGCTTCCCATTTGGAATCAAACTTAAATCCCATAAACTCAGTTTTTTTAGCGTTATACTTATTGTACTTCCCATACTGTCTAGGATAGTGTATACTTTTTTTAATCATATCTTAGAAAGGATACATGAGATGGCTTCAAATGAAAAGTGGAAAAGTGTTAGTGTAAATGTAGATACTTATGCAAAAATAAAAAAGATAGCACAAGATGAAGACAGGAAAATAGGTCAACAAATATCTAACCTTGTCAAGAAAGAGTATGAAAAAAGATATACTAATTTAGGTATTGG